TCACTTTTTCTGCCAGGCGGTACTGATCGGGTTGACCACGGTATTTTCTTCCTGCGTATAGGTCCCGTTCTGCTGGGCTATCGCCTCGCCGGTGTCGACAATTGCGTTCTGGATAAATACGTTTTGTGCATCACCTCGAATAAAGGTGAGCTGGTGATACGCCGTTTTATTGCCCCAGTCAGGGGAAGGCAGGGAGATGAACTTCACAGTGTATGTCTCGTCGGTGTGCTGGCCCTGCAAGACGTAGACACCGTAATGATTTTCTCCCTGAGAGATGATTTTGTACAAACCGTTGCTGTAGTAATAAATTTCCGCGTCGGGAAAGGGCTTCTTATCGTACATTTTCCGATAGTGCAGAACCTGCTTGACGGTCGGCTCGCCAAAGTTCACGGCTAGCGTTTTCCCATCAACGGAGGTTGTCTCCCCAGCGCATACAGCGCTGCTGCTCATCAAGGCCAACAGACTCATCGTTGCGATCGTTTTCACTCGTTACCTCTCCATGGTCAAAGGATTAGCGTACTGGGCAAGGGCTGGAGGACGTAACCACCAGCCACTCACCTTGCTAATCTCAACGCCGAGTGTAGAGGCTTGCGCTTGAAAATACCCGCAGGCTTGGGCTCCGTTTCCGCAGCAGTTTTCAGAAGCGGAAACGAACAAGGGTTTGCATTAGCTTTCGCTCGCAAACCCTTGATTTTAGATGGTGCCCGAAGCCGGAATCGAACCGGCACGCCCTTACGAGCGGGGGATTTTAAGTCCCATGCGTCTACCAGTTTCGCCATTCGGGCGGTAGCGCGGTTAGCCATGGGAACGTCGGCAAAATCCAGTGGCCGATGTTCTGGCTGGTGCAGCAAGAGGGGGAATATATACATCCCTCCTCTGCGAAGCAAGGTAGCTCATGTCCTTTTCAATACAAAAGCTTTCAATGCTTCGAAAATAAAAAAGCTCCGTAAATCATAGATCTACAGAGCTTTTTAAAAGTGGAGGCCGAAGTCGGAATCGAACCGGCGTAGGTGGATTTGCAATCCATCCACTTTTCTCTGTATTTCAATAGGTTAGCATTGGAACAGTTCCGCAAGCTACTGATTTTTAACAGGCTACAGGCCGCGTCCTGCTTGGGGTCCCTTTTCAGTTGCGGAACGCATTTTTGGATCCAGAAGCAGGCTCATAGCAGCTCGTCGCCCCACCCTCGCCTCAACCGGGCTGCCTCGATTACTGTATATAAAAACAGTTACAGGTCCCCGTCGTAATCATGAACTTTGAACAGGCCAAGGCGCTGAGGCTTCGGCTATGGAAAGCGACCCTCGACGACCACTATTTTCGAATTGAGAACCCAGAAGCGCATCGCTCAAGCCTCTTGGAATGTTCCGCCCGGCTCGCCGAGGAAAAGTTGATTGATCGAATGGAGCAGTTCGACATGGATGAAATGGCGAACGCCGCGTACTGGCACGCCGTGGAGGAACTGCAATCGAACCCAATAATGTACCGTCCCTCCTATGGTTATGACGTTGTTCCCCTAGGCGGGGGACCGAGGATCGGGACGATTTTCCACTCCATCTTGAGCTTGGATGAAAGCCGTGGCGACTCACTCCTCCCCTTTGATGGGAAGGTTTACCGGGATAAGGAGGGATTGGCGCTCAAATATAGTTACTCGACAAACGCTGGCCGCATAGAGGGGCTGGTTCTGACGATGGAGGACGGTAGGCAGTTCGATTTAGTCGAGACCAGGCGGATGATCTTGGGAAAGGTTTATAAGGCGATTGAGGATCCAGACGCCTATCGTTGGATGGTCGATGTTGTCCAGCTCGCCACCGAAAACCGGGATGTAGAACTCGTGAAGAGAGTAAGACCTTTTTTGGAACTGACCAACTTCCTCCAGTGTTCGACCTGCCTGGATCACTTTGGCAAACGAGATATCTGCACTGTATGCGAGGGCCTGGGTTTCGTCCCAAAGCCCGCCATCTCTGGCTATCCTTAAAGCCCAGAGGACTGAGCATAATGCCTTGGCCGCACCTTGCGATCGACTGCCCCCTAAGTTGGCCCGGCAGTGGCTCGATCCGGCGACGCCCTTGGAACGCGCCGAGCAGATGGTTTACACCAGGGCGAGTCGGCCGAGATCTTTGGGTGGTATAAGGTCACCAAATGGGCCGCAGTACTCGAAACGAGGGCCAGAGCCTATTCGGCGTGTGATGGTGGCATCCTGCATGCCAGATACTAATAATTATCATTAGAGCGGTACTAATTATTATGTTTATTTTTGAGATAGTTACCCCCGGCACCCGCATAGCAGGATTTGATCCCGAAAAAAACGTAAAAATTCAAAGCTTAATAAGCCATCTAAAAACATGTTTCTTTGAAGCAAGTACTGCTCTAGGCCTCTACACGCAAGAGCTTAACGAACTTGCAGAGGATATAGACATTAAAGAAATAGATTCAAATTTTAAGCGTCGCGCAGAAATACGAAAGGAAATCGAGCGTGAGCTTGGAGACACCTTAAACTGCCCCTCATCCGACCTTCAACAAATCTACGAAGACATATACTTTGAAACAGTAGTTAGATTCAACAGAGAAAAGTGGAGCGAAAAATATCCAGCTCAACTAAGTCGCCACAAAATAACAATATTTGCAAAAGCATTCGTACAAGCACTGGACAGCTTTGATAAATTTTTAAAAATACTAAGTGAGCATGAGAACTCTCCAGAAGCCTTAAAAAAAATCCATGAAGTATTTTTGGATGCGTTCCCAGACTTGCGTGGTGTTCGCAACACCGTCCAACACATGGAAGACAGGTCAAGAGGCTTGGGAGTTTGGAAAAAAGGCAAAGGCCATCAACCGATTGATTTTAAGCCACCTGGAAAGTTCATAAGCGCAGCCAAAGGAGCAAAAATTTTAATGCTCAACAATATTTTCGGCACTGAATACGGCTGCACAATGGCGGACGGGCATTATGGAAAAGTTGATGTTTCTCGAGAGTCGATGCAAGCGCTTCAAGCAATTCTTCAATGCACGCTTGATTCTTTTCAATGGGAAGGTGCGAAAGAACATGAACCCCGAGCTTAAAGCTACGCCGAAAGACTTTTACTTTTGCTGAACTCCCTTCACATACTCCTGACATGCCGCCAGCTTGATCACAGCCCGGTCGCCTTCATCGGTGATGGCGACAATTCGTTGAGCATGCGCTGGGTCAAGTTGGGCTCTTGCTCTTCCATGAACCACGCCGCCGGCGCCGGCGGCGGAAGGCATTGCGTTGCAACTGGCTGGATCCTCGGCAAGGAGGACTGACAGCCGAACATCAGCGGTAGCAAGGCGATCGCGCAGGCGAGCCTGGTTAGTTTGAGCATCGCTTAGTTCCTTGTGGTGGGTTTGTTCACTGGTTGACAGGCGCTGCTCGAGCGTCAGGCGCTTGTCCTGCTCGACCAGGACCTGGGCGGCGGCAGCGCTACTGATCTCGTTCAGGTCGGATTGGTGCAGGTTGGCCTGCTCCGACAGCTGCATACCGTAGCGCCAGTCCTGGATCTTCCACGTCACGCTCATGGCGAAAGTCACGGCCACGCCCGCGGCCAGAAGCCTCAACGCAGAGGGCGTCACACCAGCACCTCCCGCGCCTTCTCCCAGAGCGCCAACCGATCCGCCAATCCATTAAGCCCCCCATTGATTCGCCGGGTGATCCTTTCAAACGCGCCAGCGTCAGCCAGGGTATTCAACCCCCGGGTTGACCAAAACCATGCAGCGGACTTCGCGGCCCATTCTGGCTCCTCCAACAATTCAGGCTGGCTGATAAGGTCCAGGCCCAAGGCTTCGCCGCATTCCCTGTAGTTGGCCCGACCGGTAATTTGAATCAGTCCCCGTCCGCGATATTTGAAACCATCCCCCGCCATGGTATTACCCAAATCATCTCTGCCCTCGTAGCGCGCCTGGGCGGGTGTCGGCCCCCACAGTTCGCGGACGTAACACAGCTGGCCGGACTCATGGCCGATCTGGGCAATGAATGCTGCGATACGCTGCAGGCCGACTATCTGGTACCGCCCCATGGCGGTATTCAGCGCAGGCGCAAAAACGCCGGCTTTAGCGCCGGCGTTTGGGAGTATTTGCAGTAGTTGTGATGCGGTAACGGGCATGGCTTTCTCCGGGTAAAGAAAATTCAGATGGAACATGACGTGACGGGCACATCAACACAGCTGCACGAACTCCATGATAAGATCCGTCGTGAAACAGAACGAAAACCTATTCAGAGCTATCGTTAATGCTTGGTTCAATTCAGTTGTTAAGGGCGTTTGCGGCCTGGATCGTAGTATTTCATCACTACATTCAGATTTTTTATGGCTTCAATACAGACATCCCGGCCGGCATTTTCCTAGCAAAATATGGAGCCATTGGCGTTGACATATTTTTTGTAATAAGTGGCTTCGTTATTTTTAATGCCGTTCAAAACAAATACCCAACTCCGCTCGAATTTGCCAAGCAGCGATTATTTCGAATAGTTCCAGCGTACTGGCTTTTCACAGCCATTGTGGCAGCGAGCATAATCTACTTCCCCAGCATTCTGTATTATGCAAAATACGAAACCGTATTCACCATACAGAGCATGCTTTTCATACCTGCAATAAACCCGTCAGGCATGGGCATGCTTCCACTGATCACTGTCGGCTGGACGCTGAATTATGAGATGGCGTTCTATGCAGTCTTTTTCCTTGCGCTATTTGCTCCGAAGCGCTTCTTGATGCCACTACTCTTGATTGGCATCTTCACCCTTCAGTACGCCCTCCCCAAACTAGGTGGCACATTTGTCTTTTATGGCAGGCCCATCGTCTACGAATTTCTACTGGGAGTGGTAATCGCAGAAGCATATAGGCGCGGCCTGATTAACAAAATTTCGTTTCCGCTTGCAATGATTGCGATTGCGTCATCCATATTAACCATATGGTTTCGCGATGGCGTTAAACATGACCCAGTCTGGGATGGCATTCCATGCGCCCTGATTATCGCGGCGCTTATCTCCCTGGAGCGATATACGGGTCGTTTCCGTATTGCAAACAAACTTGGGGACTGGTCGTACTCCACCTACTTGTGCCATCCAATTATCACTTTCGCAATACTAAACCTGCACCGCAAAGGATATATGAGCGAATCAACTTCCTTGTTCGCAGTCTGCACCTTGGTCCTTTTTGTTTCCTGGGCATCTTATACTTTTATAGAAAGGCCAATAGTGAAAGCTTCTAAGAGAAACTCTGGCAGACTTGCCGAGGCATCGTCAGTGAATTAGATCCGCATATTCTTCCTCGAAATCAATCCAGCGAGGATCATCTGCCTCAACGATGCCCTGGTTAGGCCATGCTTCGGGATCTTGGGGCGCATTGAACACGCCTATAATTTTAGTTTCGTCTTCGTCTAAAAACTGCACAAACATATTCATGTTCCTCAGAATGTGTAGCCGTAGATATTTATTGCCATGGAAGCCGCCGGCCCACCAGTGGCGACATACATGGTTTGAGGCGTGAGTATCGTCATATCCCTGAAATGCCCAATCACTTGACCAGCTGCCGCTGCCGCATATCCGTAGAAGGTGCTGTATCCCACTGTGCCCTGCCCGGCAGATGTTGGGCATATCGCCAAAGAAATAGTGCCGGATGTGCTCGCGCTCACCACACCGTGACAGTTAATAGTTTTCGCGTTGCGTGGCACCACCCCATCCAAACTGAGGATGGTGAATGTTCCGGAGAACGCTCCGGAGTATGCCTGCTTGTAGTAGTCTACCGCCCGGCAGTTCAAATTTAGGGCCGGGAATTGCCCAGCACCATTGACTGGAACCACACCAATTAAAGCTGAGGCTGTGTATCCAGCAGGCGCATTGGCGCCGCCATAATATTCACCCGCTACAACTGAAGTTGTATTTTGTGCGACCAAGCATGGATTTGTCGATGACAAGCCCAGCGAAGGGTTGTACATCAAGTAAAGGGCTACAAAGCCATTCACTGGAGCGGTTCCAACATCCATGCCGCCTATTCCAACGGTGGCAAGGTTAATCGTCTTATTTAGATTTGAAAGCCGGTAAGTCTGCCCTCCAGAGAATGTCGATACGATGACTTCGTCGACAGTCCATGCCGAGCTTGCAGACGCCGTAGCGACATACATCTTGGAGTTACGCGTGGTGCCAATCACCGAAGAAAACATCGCCTGGGCCTGGCCCAGCTGTAGGGCATGTTGGGTTTTGGTCGCCGGCGCTACCTGCTGGCTGCCTCCCAGCGCATCTACGAGGATCCACGCGCCATTGCCGCCGTTAACACCGGGCTGCACCAGATACATCAGAACCGCCACGCCACCAGGAAGCTCACCACCTTGGAGCGGCTGGAGATTCAGACCATAGATCGGTTTCGCCGCGAGACCATCTGGGGAATAAGTAGACGCCCCGGTATTCGCGGTGATGATCTTCACCTGTTGGATGTATCCCGTCGAGGGAAGGCTGGTCAAAGCCGGGGTGTTCACCGCACCATAAGCATTCGTTGTGCCGGTGCCAGTCAACAACGGCGGCACTTTGCCCAACTGGCGAATGGCTGCCAACAGCTGGGCGTTGTCGTCTTCGTCTGGAGTCAGTCCCGCCGCCTCGATCACATTGAGAATTTCCAACGTGACAGCATTGCCCCACTGAGCAGGAATCAATGATCCAGGTGTACCGAGAACTGAATCCTCGTCAACAAACTTGCCATTTACCAGCCCGACGCTGGGAACACTTATCGGAAAATCCACGTCTCTACCTCTCAGTCGTAATTGATGTGCACAACGGTATGCGCTGGCGCAGGCCGTCGAATCGCGCATTCGAGTGGGTTCCCAGGGTTCGCACCGAAGCGCTCACCCCAATAGCTCACACCAAACCGGCGGCCTTGCCGTTGGCGCCCGCCGCTGTTGAGCGTCCACATGAACTGCGCTAGCCAGGTGCCAAAGTGCGCCGAGCCAAAACGAGCGCGGCCAAACCGCGGTGCCCGGTGTTCAGTAATAGTGGCGTTCGGGTAGCCCTGGCTTACGGCAATCTCAATGAAGTACGCGCGGCTCTGCCCGCCCACCTCGACCAGCCGCCGTCTCACCGCAAGCCGCCGATCTTCAAAAGCGGGATTGGGTCCTAGGCAGGGATCAGGCAGGCCCATGATGGCCTCCCAGTCCGGTACCAGTTCGCTGACTCCAGCCGGGTCCATCTCGTTGAGCAAATCCACTGCCCTGGCATCGAGGCGTGAAAACTCAACGGATACACCCGATAGCACCAGGTCGATTTCCGGTACCAACTCCGGATCCCATGCAGGGCCTGACGGCAGCAAGCCGCGCAGTTGGCGGCGGTATTGCTCTGCGGTTCGCGCTACAGCCATGTGATGCCCCCAAAGGTCAATAGCTGATTGGCTGCAGCTGGGACGTTGGCAGCGGGCAAGGTCAAGGTGTGGTCGGTTTCCCCGGCAGCACCACTGATCGCTTCGCGGATGTGGCTGATCAACAGCGTTCCTCCCAGGCTTGCTTCACGGTCGTGCAAGTCCTTCAGGTTGGCCGTGATCGCGGCGCGCACTGCTGTAGTGTCGGGCACTGGGTGGATGCTGTACGCCACCGGCACCCGTACCGGTGCAAGGACGTACAGCTCTGCGGTCACAGGCCGCAGCGGCTCGATGTAGGCCTTCACCTCGGCCAGCTGCGCGGGGGTGGGCACCGGGTCAGGATCTTCGTCACGCATGACAAACACACCCACGGTGCCAGGCCCCAGGTAATTGCCACGGCACCAGGCCCGGGTCACGCCTGGAACCTCAAGCGCCCAGGTTTCGTAGTCATCCGCAGAGCCGCCATGCGGAATGATGCGATAGGACCTAACCACCCGAGCGCGCAACGCCTCAACGCTTTCTTCAGCGATGCCGCCAATCAGCCCCGGGGCGAGAACAGTAAAGGCATTGGTCACGCCCGTCACAGGCTGCACCAGGGTCAGAGACAGTCCGGCGTCTGCGTTCCCCAGTGTCCCAGCATTCACCGCTGCGATGGCCGCGGTATTGTTCCCGGCTACGGTCGTCACGCTGGCCGTTATGCGGTAACTCCTCCCATCAGCGGCCTGAAGTACTACGTCTGCGTCGAGCACTGCGCCGGCAGCGGCCTGGAAGCCGACAGAGCCTTCGGCGGGTTGAGCGGGTTTGCGGGGCTGCGCCAGACGCATCTGCGCAATGCGTTCCAGCGTTTCTTCATCGGACCTGTCGGGCAGAATCTGCTCCGCAATCCAGTCGAGATAGCCGTACAGGCCGTATGCCGTGCCTGCCAACGTGCGGGCCAACACTTGGGCGTCGGATCGGCGTAGCGCCTCGCTTGTCAGGTCGCTTTGGGTGCGATCGACCAGCACTGGCAACGATGGTGTTTCAAACGGCATAGATCACCTGCCAGGAAGAGATTGGTTGGATTTCGAGCTTGGCGCCGCCGGGCACGGTGAGCACGACGCCAAGGTTCAACCGGTCGATGCCGGCCCGGACGCTGCTGATCTCGACGTCCAACACCTGGCCGTCATCGATCAGCCAGCGCAGGGCCTCCGCGGCATAGAACTCAGCGTCTCGCTGGGTGGCGTCCGTGAGCCTTACCCGGCGCAGCAGCCATAGACGCGAACCGATACGGTCGTCGGGGGATATGGGATAGCTGTCGCCCCACCAGCCGTACAACTCATCGTCGTCTACCGGGTCGTCGGCTTCGGCTCTACGCCAGGTGTACAGGCTGATCACCACCGCGCGAATCAGCGCTGCCTCAACAGTGCTTGGAATGATCATCAGCCCCCCGCCGCAGGCACGCCGCTTTGGCCGCTACCCGGTTGTGTGTTCGTGTGAACGTGGTTGATTTGACTGATTCCGCCGGCCACTTGGTCGCCTTCCGACACGATCTCCCCCGACTGGTAGATGGTTGGCGTTTCGAAGTTCACCGCAACGCTGGCCTTGATGTTCAACGTTCCGGTTTCAATGTCGATAATCCGGCCTCGTTTCAAGTGGATCCGGTCGCCCTCGTCGGTGTAAATCGCCACTTCGCCGGGCTCCAGCGCCTGGATGCGGTACCGGCGGTCAGCCGCAACGAGCACGACGGCGTGCGACCGGTCGCCACCGATGAATGCGGTCAGCACTTCAGCACCCGCCAGCGGGTTGCTGGTAAAGCCGTAGGGCTCGAAGTGCTCGGCGTTGTCCTTCAGCTCGCCGGCGGTCAAGCGCATTTGAAGGGACTGCATTTTCTTGAGGGCGTCGACAAGCACCACGGTGCCGCGGGCCAGCATGTTTTTCACGGTCATTTTTTTGGCTCGTAGTCCGCGGGGATCAGGTATTCGAAGTTGTCGGCCTTGTCGCCCTTCTTCAATTTGCGGTTCTTGTGCGGGTCATGCGGTTCCGGTTCGAAGCTGTCCGGCGGGCCGACCTCCATTTTCGTGATCATGCCGGCTTCGGTCAGGGCGTAGGTCACCCGGGCGATCAGCATCAACCGGTCAAAACCAATGATGGGGTCGATCACCCGCACCAGGGTGTTGTGCTTCCAGAGCGCCCCGTTGGTTTGCCGCCAACCCTGAACGGTGTAGGTGGTTGCCAGGGCCTTGCCCATGCGCGTGCCGCGCTCCCAATTGGCCCGAGCCTTAGCGAGTTCGTTGGTCATCTGGCCCGACTCTTGGATGATCAGTACCCGTTTACGGGTAGTCCGGTCATCGGTCAGCACCGCCGACACTTCAGCGGCCTCCGCCCCAAACTGATCATCTGTGCCCGAGCGCTGGCCGAGCACCTGGTATTCGGAAAACACCCCCGAGAAATCCAGCTCCGCGCCACCGGTGAGGATGTTCTTGCCTACCTCCAAGTGATCGAAAGCCCGCCCTTCACTGCCTGGCCGGGCCAGCACTGCCATTCCCCGCGCATCGTCGGTAGAAAACACCCTGAATAGCGTGAGCAAGCGGTCAATGGATTCGAAGGCGGTCTCGCCCGGCTCGATCGTATGATCCGACAGCTTCGCGCCTTCGGGAATCTCGCTGCGCACAGAGATCCCATAGGGTTTCGCCAGCGCCTTGACGATCGTCAGCACACTTTGGTTGTTCCACTGCCCTGGCTTGTTCACCGCAGCACAGTCCACCAGATCCGCCGTCAACGAGCGGCCGCCAATGGTGGTCGTTATCTGCTGGTGGTCGTATTTAATCGGCGAGGAAAACACCCACCCCGTCAGCACCAGGTCATCACCGATACGCACCAGGCACTTCGCGCCTTGCCGGATCGGCACCGCGACGTCCTGCCCCGGCCACTTCCAGGTGATGCTGAGGGAAAAAGATCGGGCTTGATCTTCAAGCCCGGCGGTAATCTCCACCGATTTCCAGCCGGAATAATCCAGCCCGTCAACCGTGAGGCTGACGGTGTTTTGATCTTCGGCCATGGGCTACCTCTGGGCGATCTTGATCGGTGCGGCAGGAATAAAACCTGGGTGCCGGATGCGGTTGCGCTGCACCACTTCACTAGAACGAGTCGCATCACCGAAGCGGCGATACGCAAGTACCAACGCCGACAGGGTTTCCGGAGGGGTGATTTCCACCAGGCGGACGCCGGACTCGGCGACGGCTGTCAGGTGCTTGACCAGGGCCTGACGCAATGTGTTCAAAACCACGTAATGCCCGGAGTCAGCCTTGAGCGAAGCCTGATAAATTACTTCGTTGAGCCCATCGCGCAGTTCGATCACATCGTCGGCCACCGGTACCTCAGGCCGAACCAACGGCAGGACGGCTTGCTGTTCGACGGAAGGCGTCGATCCAGACGCCACGGGCTGCGAGGCGATCGGCATTTCGCTGACGATCAGTGCAATCTGGACCAGCAGTGCGTCCTGCACCAAGTTGGCCGTGGCCTGTGATGCGGCTACCGCGTCCACGCCGCCGACCTGACTCACGGTGTTGATGCTGGCAACCGCCTCGGTCTGCTGGGTGGTGGTGGCGACCGCGTTGCGATAGCTCGAACTGGTGCCCGAGAACGCACTGTCTTGGAGCGAAAAATCCCTGAAGTAGCTGGAGAACAGCGACGACAGAGAGTCCGGCGCATTCATCAGTGACTGCACGAAGCCCGACAGGTCGGTAAACACGCTCACGAAAGGCGCGAACTGCTGCTGAATCAGCGCATACACATTCGACAGGCTGTTGCGCAGTCTGATGAAACCTAAGCGGGCCCGATCGACTACAGCCATCGCCGCCCTGTAGCGAGCCAGCGCTGAATCAAGAAGACTGTCAGAGGCTTTCACCAGCTGCTGCTGGCTGTTGACCTTGGCGGTTGGAAAGGTCAGCGGCTTGTCTGGATAGAACGTCAGGTCATAACTGACCATGCCACCGGCGGTCAGCTCGTGAGACAGCTTGCAGTCGCCAACCTTGACCTGCATCCGGCCAAGCCAAGGGTGGACCAGTTCCCCCGGCCCAGGCGTTTGCAACGCTTCAAGCAGCTTGTCGCGCCGCTCGAAACAATCGTCGCCGATCACCCAGCCCGTCATGGTGTGGACCTGGGCCTGCTTGCCGAGCTGCTCGAAGAACGGCTCGTCTCGCTGAGGATATTCGTGAAGCTGTCCCTTCTGGCCGACCGGCACCGACGCCTGCGGAATCAAAAAGCTGATCCCACGGAACGACGCCGGCAAGAGATCATCGCGCCATGTCCGTGCCATGTTTTACCCCTTCATAACGCCGACCGTACGGGTACCGACGTTTGGCTTGATGTTTAGCCCAGGCTGGTTGCTTTTCGGCTGCTCGATTGTCGTGCCCGGCGGTGCGCCGTTCAGATTGATGTTGAGCTCGCCATTGAGCTTCTGTGCGTTGGTGGCTGCGGTCTGCTGCAACAGCTGGTTATTGTTGATGCCGAACGCCTGACCGCTCGCCCCCTGACGCGCCTGGGCCGGCTGCGCAGTACCTGCCAGCAGCAACTCACCGGTACCGCCGCCCGTCCCTGCGTTGCGCATTTGTGGGGCCACGGTGAAGGCACTCACCTTGTCGATGCCGAACGCCTGATTATTCATCGCCTGCCGCGCCTGGGCCGATTGCGCTGCACCCGCCAACAGCAGCTCACCAGTGCCGCCACCCGCCCCTGCGTTGCGTACTTGCTGAGCCTCGGTGAAAGCATTTACCTTGTTGGTAGCGGTCTGAATGATCCCTTCGCCACCCTCCCCGCCACCAAACCACTGCATGATCGGCTCGATGATGGGCCGCAGCTTTTCCCATAGCTGCTTGAACCACGCGGTGATGGGCTCCCAGTTATTGATGATCATGCCCAGCGGCGACCAATCGAACATCGATTTAAGGAAGTCCATTGTCGGAGTGGACAGGGCCACCAGCAGATTCCAAATCGCGCCGAACAGCTCGGTCAACGGCCCCCAGTTCTTCATGATCAAAGCAACAGGCGTCCAATCTGCAAATGCCTTGAACAGTTCCCAAGCCTTGAGCACGGGCCCCTGAATTACCTGCCAGACTCTTTCGAAGAACGGCGCCACGGTGGACCAATTGGCGATCAGCAAACCGGCCGCCAATGCGATGCCCTGAACAACGAGTCCCACGATGGATTTTTTGGCGACCCCATCAAACAGCTTCATAGCAAAAACCGAGGCCGTGACCGCAACCCGCAGCACGCCGTAGGCCAGGGCTGCGCCCAACACGCCCTTGATCAGGCCAGGATGCTCAGCCGCAAGCGATGACAGTCCAGATACCAGAGGCCCTACCAGCGTCATGAAATCATTGAACGGTGGCAGCAACGCGGCACCCACCTCAACGCCCAGTCGTGTGACCTTGTTGGTCAGCAACTGCATGGCATTGGCCGTCGTCTTGGACCGCGCGGAGAACTCCGCCTCCATGGACCCCGCAAACTTGCCGCCGGTACCGACCGCGTCAAAGCTCTTTTTCAAAAGATCGAGGTTGGTGAGCAGCGGTGCGATAGCTGAAACCGATTCGGTACCGAACAGCTGAGTCAGCAGACCCGCCTGCTTGGCAGGATCCACCTTAGCAATGCGCTCAAGCACGTCCTCAATCGTGCCCTGAGCATCCTTCTGCATGCTCTTGGCGACCTGCTTCACATCCAGACGTAGCGACTTGAAGGCCTGGGCCTGCTGTTTCGTGGCCGAGCTGCCTTTTGTCAGCGCGAGCATGAAGTTCTTCATCCCGGTGGCTGCCACTTCACTGGGCACGCCCACGCCCGCCAGTGTTGCGCCCATGGCCGCAATCTGCCCGGAGGCAAGACCGGCGATTGCACCCAGCGGACCAATGCGGGTCACGATGTCCGATATCTGTGCCGCCGAGGACGGACCAATGTTGCTCAGATAGTTGATCTTGTCTGCCAGAGCCACCACTTCTGGCTGGGTCAGTTTGAAGGACGTCCGCCACTTCGCCATCATGTCGCCCGATTGCTCTGCGGTTTGGTCGAAAGCAATACCCATCTTCACCGCGTCTTCCGCGAACTGCTTGAGTTCCCCCGCCGCGAAGCCGGCCTGGCCTCCGGCCGCGACAATGGCCGCAATACCCGTTGCCGCCATCGGCAGGCGCTCAGACATGTCCAGGACATCCTGCCCCATCTGCTCGAACTGCTTGGGCGTTTCGAAGTTGACGACTTTTCGAACGTCGGCCATGGCCGTTTCGAATTCCATCGCCGCTCTCGCGCCGGCAATGAATGGCGCGGCAAACGCCCCGCCTTGGACCAAGTCCTTGAAACCGATGTTGCCCAGGCCCGAGCTGGTCATTTGCTTGCGGAAACCCGCAACGTTTTTGCGAATGCCCGCCAGCGTCGGCGACAGCTTGTCGACGCCGGTGATCAACGCCTTGAGCTGGAACTTATCCGCCATCACTGCACCTGTTGGGCTGCGTTAATTCGTTGCGCGTGCTCGAGGGATTCACACAGCACATCCAGAGGCCTGGACATCATCTGTTCGGGATCAACCTTCCAGAACCAGGCCAGGTCATAGGCGGCTGCAATCAGGTCGCTGATGGCTGCGACGCCGCACTCATGAAAAAACTCGCGACAGCCCAGCTCAGCGTGTTCAGGTCAGCCAGGTCCAGCTGGTTGACAGAGGACGGCGGAATGCCGGCGCAAACCGCGATGTATTTCGCGGCGACATCCATGTCCAGGCTGACTTCCTCGTTTTTGTCGATCTTGTACGGCAGCGCCTTGATCGCCCGCACTTCCTGCACCGTGGGCCTGCGCAAATTGAGTTCGGTCACCGGCTCGCCGTGGGCCTCGATCGCTACCTGTAGCTTTTGAATTTGACTCATTGCCAGCTCCCCTTGATGCCGTCGAATTGCAACTCAACTGTGCCGTCGTCCCCCTTCAGCGAGGGCTCATCGACCAGGTAGGCGCCCGACAGAACGTAGACACGACCGTTGTTGAATTCGCAGGTGACCGTCATATCACGACCATTGACCAGCGCCTTGATAGGAAAGCCCTGCTCGAAAATGGTCGTCATCTTCAAGTACGGGGCCAGCGGCTCTTCCTTGTAATAACCGGGATAAACCGTTTCCCGCTTCACGTTCATCAACGGGGCTTCGGCGCCGCCGCTGATGGTCAACTGCGCGCCATCTACTTTGACGTAGGCGGTACCCGCTACTTTTTGACCCATGGTCTGTATCTCCAGAATTAAAAAGCCCGCACTGGGCGGGCTGGATGTCGCGGGCCGGGGTTAAGCCGCTTCGTCGTATTGCAGGCGGAACTGGTTGAGCAACGCGAAAATTCGCAGACCGTTGATGTAGTCCGGCGGGAACAGCACGTTCACGCGGCTCGGGTCCTGCGTGTCGCGCTCAACCACCAGGTGCTCCGCGAACAGCTCGGCATTCTCCACATGGCCTTCCAGTTCGAGCTTGGCGTACTGGGCGATCAACTCGCCCCGGATCACCATCGGCGTGACGATCGGCTACCGGCGCCGAAAGCGGTGCCGTCGCTCGCCAGCTTATGCCGCCCGTACTTGCTCGTGATCACGCTACGCATCCGGCGAATGATGAATGCCGACTGATGCATAGTTTCGCTATCCAGATAGGAGTTGTCCGCTTGCCCGTAGGGGTTCTTCTGGTAGGTGGTAATGGAGCGCTGAATGCGCACATATCCGCCCTCGTAGTACGCCGTGGCGAGGCCGTAGTTCAACAACGACTGACGCTCGGTCAGGGTGAACCGCTCGCTCGCGGGCGCCGGGTCCAACCCCGGCAGGCTGCCACTCTGGGTAGGCCGACTCGCATCCGCCGAGATAAACACTGCCGTACGCGCAGCCAATGCTGCCGCCTGTACCCAAACCGGCTGAGGCACGCCAGTCTCGACAGCCTGGATCGTGACGTGCTGATCGTTACGCGCCTGTCCGGCTGCAACGAGGGTACCGATGGTGCCGCGCTTTGCGCTGTAGACATGACCGAAAAGTTGTTTTGCCCAGGACCAACGGCCGGTATTGTCGTCCATCGTGTCCTTCCAGACATTCAGGCTGGTCGTATCTGACCAGGGCACGCAGAGAAATTCGAATGGCTCGTCGCCCAGCGCTGCCACTGCATCGACCTGATCCGGCACACCGACACCGCCAGTCATCGCGGTGGTGACAACAGTGAGACCCGCTGGAGTCATCTCACCGTTGGACTTGCCCAGGCGGTTCATGGTGACGGAAATGTCGTTACCGCTTTCACCCGTCCACTTGCAGGAAAGTGTCACCACCCCCGCGGCCGCAACGGCAGTTACTGGCAGGTCTGGCGTTGCGTTGATCTTCACTGCCAGGGCGGAGGCCGCGAGCGTTGGTGTGGCCGCCGACGGTACCACCGACTGGACCCGGGTACCGCCGACATACAAGTTCAGCAGACCAGCTTCGGTCGCAGCGCCTGTGATAGTGACGGTAGACGTTGCCACTGCGCCAGTGTCGTTCTGCAAAGGCAGGCACCAGATTTCGCCGATCGGATCGACTTTGCGCCAGGTTTCGTACATCGCCGCGAGCATGGAGCCCTGGCCGCCGATGTTCTTCGCCAGCGCAACGCTGGACACTAGGACCAGCTGGCCGACGCTGTCGCTGGTTGCGTTGTCATTGACCTGGCCGACGATCAGCCGGCGCATGGTCGACGATGCGCTGTTGGCCGCCGAGTTATCCATCTCCGCGTAGAACAGCGGCACACGGATATCGGCCGGGATATTACTGAATCCGATAGCCATTATTTTGCTTCCTGAGCTTTCGCCGGCGTACCGGCTTTGGTGGATGGGGCTTTGTCGCCTTTGAGGGTCACATCGCCATCGTCCTGACGGCGGCGCCACCAGGCGTTGTCGGGGACCTCTCGGCCCTCTTTCGGCAACAGGTCGCCGGCCTCAGGGTCGGGCACAGAACGGCCAGAGGCCGGCACCACAGTGATGCGATTGGTCATGGTGTTACGTCTCCAGTGAATTGCGCTTCGATGCGCCCGTCCGGGCCGGGTCGTTTCAGGTTTGGGTCTGCAGGGTCGATGCAGTCCATGTTGATGTTCGCGCCGGTGAAGCCCGACAGGCCGTCCACCTCGATTTCCTGCCAAGTCTCGGCGGGCTCGCCCGGACGGTTTCGGCCAAGCTGAAATTCCGAGAAGAAGGTGAACTGGTAAACGACCCGGGCGCGGCTGATGTGCAGCAACGCGCCCTTACCGTATTCGATTCGGGAGTACTCCGGCCCAGGCTCCCAGCCGACCAGCGACCGCCACAGCTCTGCGCGGATGTCGTGCAGCAGGTCGTTATCCTCTTGCCCGCGCTCGTCGGATGTAGCCAGGACAATCACCACCGTGAACTGGTCGGTGATGTTTTGAAGGACCATGTTCTGCGCTTTGCTCGGCTCTGCCGCATCTGCCGAGGCGATGACGTAGGCGGCCGGCAGCGGTAGCTGGGCGCTTTCGACGACGGCATCCCAGTCAATGCCGCCTGTGACCCGTTCGGCAAAGGTTGGGCACGTCTCCCGCAGATGGGCAACGATGGGATTCAGTTTCATGCGTGGGTCCGTTGGGGCAGTGATCAGCCCAGGGCGGCGGCGAACGCTGCCGAGAGAATCGATTGGACTTGTGAGGCCGAATCCTGAAGGGCATCGGCCATGTAGTTGTCGCGGGGCTTGATGCGCCACTCGCCCGCGGCGCGCTCCGCAACCAGGCGAGCCCGAACACCAGCGGCGCGCCTATTCTTCCTGCCCTTCCCCTTGCCCGGCGCGAGCTTGCCGGGCCTGCGCCCTTGCTTGACGCCGTAGTGCAGGTAAGCCGGATAGAACTCTTCCATTGCCGAAGTTTTCGTTGGGGATATCCGCACCAGGAATCCCGAGCGGGAAACCTTGAAGGTGACCGATTCGACCGTCGCGCCGGTTCTGTTCACTGGGTAGCCGTCCTGGCCCTTGCCCAGTACCAGGTTCATCTGGGCGCGCTGGGTGACGAGCAGGCCGACCTTACGCATGCCGACTCGAATCTGTCGCTTGTCGAAGGCATCACGCTCGAACTTGTCGAAGCCTTCGAAGTGCAGGTAGCTTTCAACCGAGGCTGAGTTAGACATATATTCCACCCTCCGCTTGCACCGGCCCCAGCTCCTCCACGTCAAGAACCGTGAACCGTCGATTTCCGTTCATATCCGTCACACGCCGAACCCTGTACAGCGTCGTGCCGTGCAGGACCTCGTGGGCGTCGCTCATCCCTTTGAGGTAATAGAACGTCACTCGGTGTGTGATCTTGGAGTCGATCTGCAAGCCAGCGCTGTAGACGGCTGAACCAACGGGCTGGATCCGCGCCCATCGCTGTTTTTCATCCGTGAAGATTGGTTCGAGCCCCATGTCGCTAGCCGGCGCATCCTGCCTAAGCCTTATGGTGATACGCCGGTCCAGCTCCGACGCGCCGGGCTCCCTGACTGTTCCCTGCTCGCGCATGACCATATTCAGAACCTCGGCGGAACGGTGATGTCGGCAACTAAGTGGTCAAGGAAGTGCGAGGGAAGCTCAACCAGCGCCTGGCCGACCACAAACACTTCGGCATGGCGGACCGCGGTAGCAGCCGCCATGAGCAACCAGTTGCGCACGCTGGGGTAAGCCTCAAGGTCAGCCCCTGCCTTGTATCGGAGCCGCAGCAACCCCGACGGGCGTCCGGCAGGGAAATACAAAAAGCTCTCCCGCTGCCCCTGCCGGAGCTCGAATGGCGCGACTTGATCCAGCCAGCTACCGTCAGTCTGCTGTGCTGCAATAGAGACGATTTCGTTCGCTTGGCCGACGTCCAAGGGCCGACCAGATCCGAAGTGCGCCGGCCACTCTTCTTCGTAGATCGCCCCACGGATTGCTGCACCAGTTCTTGACTCGCACTGACCTGTCACGCCGGGGATGACGATTTGCTCGATCAGCTCAGGCTGCATATCTTCCGGCTCCATCCGGCATTGATAGGCGACTTGAGCCAGGGTCAGAACGGGATCGCCGAAGTACTCGATTCGACGGGCCATGGCTTATGGCTTCTCGTCGTGTTCTTCCGGATCCACTGGATCAACCGGATCTACTGGATCAATGGGGTCCACTGGATCTACTGGATCTACAGGATCTGCTGGATCTGCTGAGCCTACGGACTCAGCTGCTTTCCCACCTTTCTTAGCTGGCGTCTTAGCTGGCGTTTTTTTCGCACCGGCACCCGCAGTAGCTTTTTCAGGGGCGCCAGGGTCTACATAAGCCGTTGCTCGCCCTGACTTGATCAGCGAAGCGGCGGCATCGCTGTCGAAGCCAGCGATCTCACCAATGGCATAACCACGCCATTCCTTTTTGAAGGTGACAATCTTCGTATCGGTCATGATGCTACCTACATGAAAATTGGCCCCACCGGCCGGCGGGGCCAGGGGATTACATACCGGCGCCCCACGTGATGCCGGTACCCACGGAGATCGACTCGACGTGACGCGGGCCGAAGTCGTGCTTGCTGATCACGCGGATCAACGTCTGGTCGCGCTGGAACGCGCTCACAGTGTTACCGGCGCCGTCCTTGTAGGACGCCTCGGTGCTGATCGCAATCGCTAATGTCGTGTCTTCACCGATGTAGCAATCGGCGAAGTTCACGAAGTAGATCTCCGACTCGTTACCGCCAACGCCCAGGTTGACCGGCACCTGAGTCGTCAATGCCACCGGATAGCCCTTCAACATGCCACTGTCGATTTCCGGATAGGCCTTATTGCCGTTGCCGTCGCGCAGCGATTGCAGCCAACGAATAGTTCGTGGCGCCATAATCCAGCCACAGCCAGCCAGGTCGACGTTGGCGCCTTCCAGGCGCAACATCATGCCGCCCAGGTACAGGTCGACGATGGCGAGCGTTGCACCAGCAGGTGCTCCCATCACGTTGCCAGGCAGGGCCCAGTAGCGCAGCCCCTTCGGCAGCGACCCAGTACCAGCACCACGGATGAAGTGGAGATCTTCCGACAAGCCCATGCTGATAGCCAGATCACTGCTGACCTGGGAATCGATGCGCGGGTTGACGCCGGCGTACGCCAACAGGTCGTTGGAGATGGGCACGATCGCAGCAGCCTTCTTGGCAGAAAGCTTGAGGTCACCGAACTGCATATCAGTGATCGCAATGTCTTCCTCGGTGCCCAGATAGGTCACCTGAGTATTTCCCAGCACGCGGGGCATGGTCAGGTTGCCGTTATTCAACGGCAGGCTGATTGCGCCCATCTTGCGCACCACGGACTTCGGCCGAAGCGATTCGATAACACTCGTGCTGAAATTCTCTGGTACCAGCACCCCGCCGGAACCTGGGGTGACGGTAGAAAGCGCCATATGCACATCGGCGCCGTAGCCACCGGTCTTGGCCATCTCAGCGGCGACGTGTTGATTGCCGCCGGCCTGGACCATCAGGCGCACCATTTGCGCCATCGCAACACCAGGCTTTGTGGGTTCGCTATGCACGGTTATGTGCGTAGGGGACCCCTTGTTGCCCTGCGCGCTCTCCTCAACAGGCACAGCAGTTGCGGCCGCGAGACGCTCGGCGCTTTCAGCGCGAATGATCTTTGCGGTCATTTCGTTGATTTGAGTTTCCAGCTGTGCAAATTGCGCGAGCTGCTCGGCGGTGAGGCTAGCGCCACCAGCCTCGACCTGGGCCAAAGCCTGGACCTGGGCTACCAGCTGAGCGCGTTCGCTACGCATTTGAAGTACAAGGGACATGGTGCCTCCTGGGCATTAAAAAACCCGCACAGGGCGGGCTCGACGACTGCCGCGAACGCGGTCAGATCAGGGTTTGCAAATTGAGTGCGGACGCACGGACAGCGATGCGGCCTGGCTGACGGGTCGCCCGGTGTACGGCGACCGCATGGGATAAATCATCAACGGCTTGTTGGGGACTTTGAAGACGATCAGCCAAACCGGCATTAATCCCCGCCTGGCCTCGGTAAAGACCAGCTTCCGTTGCGATGACCTGCTGCACCGGGAGCCCGCGATAATCAGCCACCGCGTTGACGAAGAGCTGATAACTCTCCTGCACAACGTCGTTGAGGTATTGCAGTGATTGGTCGCTCAATGGTTCATGAGGGGTGAGGTCGTTTTTATGAGCACCTGCAAACACCGTCGTCACCTTGACGCCCATCCCCTCTTCCATTTTGGAACGGTCCATGTGGCTGGCAATCACGCCGATCGAACCGATCCCGCTGGTCTGGCTCACCACCAGTTCGCTGCATGCAGAACCGAGCAAGTAACCGCCGCTGTAGGCCATGAAGTTCACGATGCCGGTGATGGGCTTCTGTTGGGCCATGGCGCGGATATCTGCCGCCAACTCAAACGCGCCAACCGCTGATCCGCCCGGGCTGTCGATGTCCAGTACGATACGCTCAACCATCGGGTCAGCTACCGCATTGCGCAATTGCGCCCGAAGCGACTCGTAGCTGGTCATCGTTTCGCACATGCCGATATGGCTGCCGCGGCTCACTAGCACGCCGCTGACCTGGATCACCTCGATTCCAGTCCGGGCGATCGCAGTCCGGCGTTCCTCTTGCTGCTGGGCAATGCGGTCAATCCCATCATCATCCCACAGCGCCGGACTACCACCGCCACCGATGTTCACGATGTTCAAACTCATCGCCTGGTTGGCCCAGCGCACGCCGAGATCCAGCATGTCAGGCGTGACCAGCAGTGGCTGATTGAACAGCAGGCTGGAGGCTCGCAAGTAGTTTTTCATTGAGCGAGAATCCTCTCGATTTCGGCGTGCTGCAGCTCAAGCTGCGCACGCACGTTAGGGTTAGTCAGGTCAGCCTTGCCTTTGCCTGCGTCCACCATGTTCAGCGGTTGCAGGTAGATGTCACCGCCCGGGACTGGTGGCATGTTCTCCAGCCGACGAATGTCGTTGACGCTGAGCCACCCCCACTGGCGGCCAATCGCGTAGGCTTCGTAGCGGCTTTTTTGATCGCCGCGTAACAGGCCCGAGAGATTGAACTCAATGAAGTAACTCCGGCGATCCGCCGGCAATAGGAAGTCGCGCATCATCGACTGTTCATGACGCTTGACCCACGGGAGCAACGCGAACACCACAAACTGAATCATCAGTTGCTCAAGGGTGTTGTAGTTGGATTTCTCCAGGTCGTTGACCATCGGCAATGGGATCTTGTAGATCCGGGCGATATCGGTACCGGTGGTTTTCAGTATCCCCAGTACTTCAGCATCGACGTTATTCATGGAGACAGGCTTGAAGGTCATCCCTTCTTGCAAGAGTGCGACCTTTTTGGCGTTGTCCATTCCGCCGAACTTCTGGCCCCACTGATCGACAATCTTGTCGATGCTGCCCTGATCCTTTATCGCAGGTGCCTCCCGCGGCCTCTCGATCACGCCGGAAACTGAAACCCCGTTGGCAAAGCTCTTGCCGGTGTATTGCCTGACCGCCTGGGCCAGCCCTAGCGACTCGGCATGCACTTCGATAGGCGACAATCCTACGTAGTGGTTCGTGCTGAACCAGCGCACGTGATGGATCATTCGCATCGGTAACGTTTCACCACCACCGACCCGATAATACGGGAGCATGTCGCCGCCCTTCAGCACCTGCACTTTATCGTTGCAGAGCGGCCAGAGGGCGGCGATGTTTCCGTCCTCCCGGCGATCAATGAAGCTGTAACCGTTTCCCCTTAACCCTGCCGCGCCCTGCATGCACTCACGGTACTCATAAGGCGTTTGGAAGCCGTTGGGTTGATAGCGCAGTACGTCGTAGGCCGGATGATTGATGGCGGGCTCGCGCTGGCCCTTGTCCATGCGCTTGTAGAGCTCGCAGGGTAACTGACCCATGGTCTCGGCCAGCAGCGTCACGCAGTTCTGGAGGATCGGAAGGCCCAAGGCTGATTCCGGGGTGACTCTTACTCCTGAGCTATTGCGGCCGCTGCCGATAAGGCTCCGCCATAACCCACTGCCGACGTCCGTCAGATTGCCGCGCTCGCCGAGCAGGTTTGAAAAAAACATGCTCAACCTCCTTTCGATTTGGACTGCATCGCGGCGGCCGCCCGGTCAGCGAGCTTTGCCCAAAAAATAAGGCCAGCGCCGGCCACAATGCAGGCGGCTGGAACGTGGACCATTGCCACGCCGGTTATCAGCAAACCGAACCCCAACAGCCCTGCCAACCAGGACAGGATGACCAACTTCATATGCCAACCCCTTCGTCATAGACAGATGTACCGCCGCCCACCGCGGCCTTGCCGCTGATGCCGGTAGCCATGATTGCGGCGACAATGCCGTCGATACGGCCCGTGGCCTTGGCCTTGTCGGCCTTGCGGTTGCTGGCTGGGTCAGAAACGATTACCGCGTTGCCAGCGTTCCAGGTCATTACCGGATTACCGTCATGCCGCAGAGTTTCTACCGTCTCACTTTCGACCAGCTCCCACTCACTGGGATCCAGGTCAATAGCGTCGGCGCCCTCGGCCTGGGGAGTCAGACCCAGCAAGCGCCGCTCAAACTCATCAACGGCGGGCCCCATGTCCTTGAAGCCTTGGCCGAACCCCACCATTTCCGGCAGCGTAATGTCGTATTCCGACATCAGTTGCAGCAGGTCTTCAATCCGCCAGCGGTCATAGGCGATGCGCTCCACGCCAAAGTAGGCCGTGATCGTGACCAGGCGACGCAACACATGAAGCTTACTGATCGCGCGGCCAGGAGTTGTCTCAAGGTGCCCGGCCTTGATCCACATTGCATAAGGCACCTTGTCGCGATCCTCACGGCCTTGGAGATCGTCGTCCGGGATCCAGAAGTACGGCAGCACGCGCCAGTGCGGATCGTGCGGCGCCGGCCAGAACAACAGAACGAACGCCGTCAAGTCCGTGGTGCTTGCTAGGTCCAGTCCGCCTACGCAGCGCCGGTTGCGCAACATCCGCATCGGCACGCGCTCTTCTGCCTGCTTCCAAACCGCCCACGAGATCCACGGGGCGTCAGCCTGGGTCCACTCGCAGAAGTTCAGGCGCCGCACTACCGACTCTTGAGCCGGCAACCCCCGTGCTGCCTTCACCTGCTCACGCAAGTACTTGCGACCAGGGATGCCATCGGCCTGGCCTTCGGCGATGTGGTCGAGCGACGGGTTGACCTTCGCCCAGCAGCTTTCGTCCTTGAACGGATCGTCGCCTTCGTCGAGTGAACAGATGAAGGCAAAGAAGCTGTCGTCATCCTCGATGCCGGCGCAGATCCGCACGCCCAGGTCGTGATACTGACCGCACACCGTTTTCTTGTCAGAGCCGCTGTTGGTGATCATCACCACCATGGCCTTGCGACGGTTCTTGGTACCGGCGCGCATCATGTTCACGGTGGCGGCGGTTTTGTGTTCGTGTACCTCATCAAGCAAGCCGATGTGAGGCCGCGGGCCTGACTTGCCTTCGTCCGCACTGATTGGGCGGAAGAACGAATTGGTATTGGGGTAGAAAAGGTTCCACACCTTTTCGTCGCGCCCCGACTGCACCAGACGCGAACGGAGTTTCGTGGACATGTCGACCATCGACACGGCGTCACGAAACAGGATCATCGCCTGATCGCGTTTGGTTGCGGCGGCATAGATCTCGGCGCGCTGTTCGCCATCGGATACCAAGCCATACAAGCCGATGCCGGCAACCAGCGGGCTCTTTCCGGAGCCTTTGCCGGTTTCGATGTAGCCCAATCGAAAACGGCGGAACCCATCCACTGTCATCCAGCCGAATAGACTGCCGATGACGAACGCTTGCCACGGGGCCAACAGAAAGGACATCCCTTCGTAGTCACCGCCGTTGAGGCAGAGCACCTCCTCAAAAAAACCAATGGCGCGGTTGGCCTTAGCAAGATCCCAGATCAAGCCGCGAGACGGTCCGAGTTTCAGGTCCTGAAGATGCCGCTTGCAGGCGTTGCGGACATCAGGCCCGGCGACGATATCGCCAGCCAACACCGCCAGGGCAAACGCGCTGACTCGATCATCAATTGAAGTACTTGTCTGCGGCGTCTCGTTGCTCATTGGGGAATAGCTCACCTTGCGGCGCCGCCGACGTTTTCAGATTGCGCCGGGACATAGGCGACAGGCCGAACTGGGCGCCGGCGGCGTTGGCACGCTTTTCGGCGTCATTCGCAAGCTGGCGAAGGACGTGCATTTGCTGCGCACCGGTTTTGAAGGTCTGGATGTCGCCGCCCAGGTCATCCACGGAGGCCTCGTTGCGCTTCGTGATCAGCCGCTGATACCGACGCCAATCGGCGGTCGCCTGGCAGTACGTCGCCAGTGCCATCGAATCCAATTTAGAAACGATGCCCAGAGAGATCAGCGCCGGTACCAGCTGCTCCCACTCGGCGATTGCATCAGCAGAAAGCACGTCCGGCATCGGCGGCGCGCCGACTGGTACAGGTGGCGCCGCGACCTGGGCCAGAAGGTCGCTAACATTTTCGCGCCCTCGGTTTCCTTGCAGTAATTTCAGCGCCGCCGGCGTTCCAGGGCGACCCGAGTTTCCGTTTCCGGCCATAAGTACCCCTACATCGTTGATACCCCCCTCCCTCATTTATCCCGACTTTGCGTAAAGAGGGGGGCGAGCGGTCTAGAGGAAAGTCGGGAAAAAAGTTATTCACCCCCCCTGCCCCTGGGGTGCCATTTTTTGGTGCATTTTCGGGCCCCGGTCAGCGGTTCCAGTGGTGGCCCGGGTCCAGCGGCAGGCCTTCTGCGGTGCAGCCTGGGAGGCGACCGCTCTTCTCTATCCGCTGCTTGGTCGAGTCGTGACAGAACTTACAGAGGCCAGCCCAGTTGCTGGGATCCCAGAACAACTTCCACGCCGCCTTGATGCGCCCCGGGTCACCGCTATCCTTGGCATCCTTCAGCTTGGGCGCGGTCTTGTGGTCCACGACGGTAGCGGCAACTGGCCGGCGATCCGTCGAGCACATCGTGCAATACGGGAACTGACTCAAGTACCCATCGCGAGCCTTCTGCCAACGGTACCCATAACCACGGGCAGCGCTGCTGCCTCTGCGTCCATCCGATACCGCGTCCATCAGCCCATCTTCCAAACACGCGCCAAGTTGCCCGCGCTCTGGCACACCGATCCGACAAACACCGCGAGCAACAGCACCAACGGCCAAGAGTTTGCAGGCATCACCAACAGCCCCTTGCCGATGTACACCACCGCAGACCCAGCGGCGACCATCACCAACCAGGCGAGACAGCTCATGTCCCTACGGAACCGGGCACCGCGACGGCGGAACGTGAACAACCGAACGAACAACGCAACACAGAGCCAGAACGTAGCCTGCGTCAGTATTTGCGGTACCAGAGGGCTATCCATCCTGCCTCCCTTGCTGATCAGCAACGAGGCCGCGCCGCTTGATGACAGCCAGCGCGACAGTAACCACCACGACCGACGCACCAAATGCCGCCGGCCCGGTGTACTTGAATGGCCTGGTACCGAACAGCTCAACTTCAGCCATACCAGGGGCGAACATGTAACCCATCACGAAAGACACCAGCAGGAACAGAACACGCTTCCACACCGGCAGTTCCTCCGTAGTGGTGAAGAACACCAGCGAGCCAGCCAATGCACCAATCACGGCGAGCATATCGACACCCGACAGCAGGCCAGTTGCAGCCAGTCCTACACCACCGGCCACGACAACAGTTGCCGGCTCACTCATGCTGATTACTCCGTCGCAGACACCCAAGGGGCCGAAAATAAAAACCCCGCCGAAGCGGGGTTAGGTGACCGGCCCAGGGTGGCCGGGTGAAGCTGCACAGCACGTGCGAGGTAAGCGCCGAGGCGCAAATTCCATATCTTGGGGACTTTTTACCTGTCTCCGGAAAAACCGAAAAGGGCTGGTTTTCGGTTGATTCACTCGACGCAACTTTGACGCACTTTGACGCAGACTTGAGGCAACCCGACCGGACAAACGGTCGCTAGCAAGTCCTGACCCGCGCGACCCTGGAAGCCCTCGTTAGGTCAGTCTCCGGTGACTTCAAGCGCCGGTTTCGCACTCGCGTACTAGCACTTCGCGCAGTCAAGATCACCAGCACCTGCTGATGCAGGGCGTGAACCCAGTTCCGATAGGTCCGGTCCGCATCTTCGCCCAGACCCAACAGCGGCAACTGCGACCGAACCGACCAGGCCGGCCGAGGCAAGTAACGATTACGAGCAAGGACAACCAGCAGCGCCCCTTTCTCGGATTGGCGCTCAAGTTGAGCCAGGGCGGCGGCAACCTCAAGCGCGGCGTGATCCATTCCCCTCCCTGCCGCCATCAGCAGATCGCGGGATCCTGGCGTACCACGCGGAGCACATCCGCCCCACTCCATGATCGTCGCCATCGGGCTGCCCAGCCCGCCGCCCTCACCTACCTGGTTGCATTGGTTGCCCCAGTGCTGCATGAGTTCTTCAACTTCCTCGATCATCGACCTTCCCCCCCGAAAAACCGAACCCGACACGAAAAACCGCAAACCTGACACAAACCCAACACACCCAAAAACCTTATAAAACAGATATTTAAAATAACTGTGTCAGGTGTGTCAGGTGTGTTGGGTTTTTCGTCACGCATGAAGAAACGCATTGATAGATGAATAAGGGCCTTTGAAAGTGTGCGCACGCACGCCTGCATGCGCGATAAACCTGACACACCCGACACACGGGTGCGGAGTCCCTTAGAAACAGTGGGCTGTAGCTGTGTCAGGTTCGTCAAATCAACCTGAAACACAGGAAACACACCTGACACACTTCTGGTCATCATGCGGCCGCGCTCCCCCTGTCTGCGAACTTCACGTGCTCCCAGCTCTCCACGCTCCAGCCACTGGCCTTAGCCTGCTCCCGCCAAGTAGCCACCGCCTTTCCGAGCGCCGCAGCAGACAAGGATGGGGGCGGGGAAGGCGCGCGCTCTACACCGGACCACGGGAAGAAGAACGTACCGAACGAACGGCGGGCACCCTCCATCCACGGCACACGCGGTACCTTGTCCACCTGGGTCGAAACGAAGCCGCTGAATTTTGTGTGACTGAGGGTGTGTTCCTTATTGCGGTGACACCACTCCAGGAACAACGCATAAAGGTCACTGCTCACGCATACGTCGAAGGGCGCGCCAAGCATGCCGTATCGCCATTCCCTTAGGAAGGTCTGCCAACTGGCCATGCTGAGTTCAACGAGGCGCTGACGGGCGGCTGTATTCGGCGGTTTGGTGCGCTCGTCGAAGTCGCCCAGCGGATAACAGAGCAGATAGTCATAGAGCGCTTCGACGCCGCCATTCGCGAGCTCATGCTTGACCCGCTTCTGCCTTTCTTCAGGTAGCGGATCCTTTGGCCACATCACCAGCATTCGACGGTCTTTTTCACCGATCGGCCAAGGCATGATTTCGTTCGACAGGAACACCGCGTTCATGTGGTTGGCCTCTTCCCAACCGTTAACAAACTTCGATTCCATCCGCACAGTCTTGCCAGTAACCATGTGCTTGATCTTGCCGACCTGGTTGTAGCGTTGATCCCGGCTGACGACTTCTTCAAAAACGCCATAGAGCTTGTTCGACTGCCAGACCGTCCAGTTCGACTCGAGTTGAGCCTGCCCAACCGTGGCGCCGCAATCGCCATAGATCCGTCCCATGATGTCACTGAACAACAAGCTCTTGCCGCTGCCCTCTTCCGTCGAATGGAACAGCACAGCGGTATCCATCTTGGCGCCTACATGTTGCAACGGAAAAGCCAGCCACTTAGTCAGCCAGTCAGCAGCGTCGAGATCACCGTTGCACAGGAACGTGATGATCCATCGCAAGGTCTGGCACTTGTCCCGATCGCTATCAGGCACCAGTGGCAAGCCCTCGAAGGTGTTGATGTAAACCTCTGGATCCTTCGTCATGCGGGGATCGAACACAATATGCTCCATATCCACGGTGCGACGATCCGGGCTGTTCAACCACATGCCGTACGCATCCCCGAGCGACATTTTTAGCGCTCCCTCCGGAACTCGGCGCCGCTTCTGGACATCCCATGTGTCCTTCGTACCGTCGATGTAGACGTACCGATCCACCGGCGCCATGCCATCGCCGCTGACCTGCTTGAATTTGGCCTCCGCCTTTGCCTTGCTTGCCAACCGCTCGGCCATGTCATCGGCGATGACTTTCTTAACCGGTAGATCAAGCCATTCCTTCGCGAGTGGCTTCGTCACCAGCATTTCGAACGCCGACTTCTTGATGATCACTCGTTTGAAGGTGTCAAAAATCGCAGTTTTGCCCTCTACCAGCGCAAACCGCGTAAAGATCCTCTCCGCAGTCCAACCACTCCCCCCGCCCCCCTCTGGAGCCGGATCGCCACTTTCGGCGGGCTCTTCAAACGATGGGGATTGGGGAAGGTCCAGCAGTTGGACGGGGACAGCAGTTGCAGCTGCTGTAACAAGCTGGCTCCGTACAACATCGAGCCCCTGCTCGACGTGCAAATCATTCCAGTCCTTGGCCATCACGCGACCTCCCCGAAGTCAGCAAACACCGCAACACCGCCGATCTCAAGAGCAGCAGCCTGCGCCTTGGTTCGACCGGGGTTTCCAGGCGCGTTCGGGTCGTCATCACCCGCGACAACGATCCCCGCATCGGGATAAGACTCCCGCAGAGTTCGAGCGACGTTCACCAGGTTGCCGGAATCAACCGCCATCGCCACAGGCCAGCCACTGGCCATGTGAACGCTCGCCGCAGTTGCGTACCCCTCGGCCTCACCGACTACCGCAGGCGAATCGACCGGACCCAACAAATGGAAGCAACCGGACTTGCGCCCGTACTTGGGGAACAGCTTTGTCCCCTGCCCGTTGATTGACTGGAGGCTCCATAGTTTTCCTGAAGCATCCCGAAGCGGAATGGCGATACTGCCTGGCTTGAACACAAGAAAGCTCAGATAGTCAGGCCGCGGCTTGGGCAGCCCGTTAAAGAACTGCATGGCATTGCTGCCAGCCCACACCTGACAACGCCTGTTGCGATCATCAATGGACAGAATCACCGTGGTGTTGAAAAAGCCAATACCGAAAGCACCGACCTTCTTGCGCTCCAGGTACGGGCTACGCCCTTCCGACTGACAGTGCTCTGTCCAGATCCGCGCACAGCAATCTGCAACCAGCCCGCGCATTTCCTCAAGCAACGCTTCATCGGCCTCGACTTCAGCCTGGCGCTGCTTGCGGCGCAGCTCAGCCTCTGCCGCGAAGCGCTTTTTCTCCTCGGCGGTCATTTCGGTCTTGTCGGGCTTCCAACCCGCACCAAGGGCTAGCTTCAACACGGTGCCCAGGCCGGTACCGGCCTTCTTGAACGACTTCCAGACGGACAAAGCCGCCTTGCCGTCATAGCTCTTGCTGCTCTGGCTCCAATTATTCCAAGGGCCGTAGCCCTCCTGACCAAATTCAGCCTTCAGCCCCATACCGACCTCGACCCACGTGTCGCGGTTGTCGGGCGAAATATACTGGAGCATGCTTGGCAAGTCGTGAAGCTGAACCGGGATCTTGTCACCACTCATCGCCGAGCCTCCCGCAACCCCTGGCAACTGACACAGGTTTCGCAACCCTCGATAGTCTGCTGACGAAGTAACGGGATAGGTTCGTCGCAATCCTCGCAAAACTGCGCGCTGACGCGGGACTTGGGGACGTGTCGGTTCCGATGCAGAGCGACGTCAAGAAGGTACTGGGCCTGGTCGTTGGCGCGGTCGATGTCATCAGCCATTCTCGCGTTCCTCCATCGCTTGGCGCGCACCGGCCATGATGCCCAGCACCGCACGGATGACATCAACGCCGTGCTTCTCCAGCAGCGCCACTTCGTGCGGCTCCCACACGTTGTCGGCTGCGCCCTCGTGCATGCTCGATACGAACTCGCCGGTTTCGTGCAACAACCTACCAACTGACTTCAACGCCTCTTTGGTCGGTGCGGCAGGCTCCGGCTTGTACCAGACCATACCCGCCGGACGCATCAGGGCGTCCAACAGTTGCGGATTACCGGTCAACCGGATGACCTCCTCGAGTTCATCGGGGTCAAGCCAACGGCGTTCTTCATCGTGCTTGAGCTTCTTCTGGAGCGTGTCGTAATCGATCACCATGTCCAGGGCCAGAGCCGTGACGCCACCTTTGTAATCGTGGCCGGCCCTGTACAGTGCTTTGCGAAGCGAAAGAACCGGCCCAAAGGCCGGTGAATGGTTCGAGGTACTCATAACCGTAAATTCCCCATTTACGGCCTAGCCAGAGGAAGGGGCACGCCCTATCCTACGACCACGACCGATATGCATGTGCTGTGTGTCGTCGTAGCCGGGCTGGGGGATTCTTTGGTGAGAGGCCCCAGTCCGGCACCCTTACGCTGCCATTTGCTTTCGGCGGCTTCCTACCGGACGGATCTCAACGCCAGACAGCTTTCCATCGGCGTCTTTGATCACGCGGATATCTCGACCACTGAGGATCATTTGAGAAACCGCACTTTGGGTAACGCCCAGGAGCGCAGCCATTTCGAGCTGACTCCTATCCTTCGCGAACTCCCGCAAAGGCACTCCAAATTCAACTGTCATTCTCAATTCCTCGGAATGGATGCAGAGCCAAACATTAGCTCAGCTCATAATCCGTTGCAAGAAAAACAACCGTTACTCTTTGGGCTGCATAAGTGTTGCTTATAGACTTGTCGCCATGACGAAAAAGCCGACATACATCGCCGAAGAAGCCGCCCGCCTCAAAGGCATTTACAAAACCCGCAAATCGGAAGACCCGAGTCTCAATCAGGACAAGGTCGCCGAAGCCTGCGGCTGGTCGGGACAAAGTGCTGTAAGTCAATATATGACAGGGAAGATCGCCCTGAACCTACCCGCGTTATTAAGCCTGAGCCGTGCCCTTCGTTTCGCACCCGAGAGCGTCAGCCCTCGCCTTGCGGAAACGTTGGCTCTGGCAGATAACGTTTCGGCATCAAGCGTCCCGCCACAAGGGGAGCTATACCGGAATACCACGGAGTTGGGATCGGCGGGGAGGCTGTTACCTGTGATTGGATATATGAAAGCGGCTGCTTACCATGCAGGGCGCGGGGACTTCGAGCCCGGCGACGCTCAGGATTGGGTCGAAGCTGGAGGGCCAGCCGGACCACGTGCCTTCATTCTGCGTGTTGAAGGCAAAAGCATGGAACCGGACTTTATGCCAGGGGACAAGGTAGTAATCGACCCTGATATGGTCTGGAAATCTGGTGACTTTGTAGTAGCGAAACGTCAAAACGATAAGGCCGTTACCCTCAGGCAGCTCACTGAGGAAGGCGGCGATATGTTTCTTCATGCAACCAACCCGAATTGGCCTGATCGGGTCATCAAGATGAATGACGAATGGGTCGTATACGGTAGAGCACGCCGTAAAATCGTCGACCTTTGACGCTCCGATTGAGTCTGAAGAAACCCGCCCTTTGAGCGGGTTTCTTTTTGTCTGTCGATAAAAATAAGTAAATATCAGTAATGCTATTGACTTAGAAAACAACGAATACTAATTTTGTCTCGTACCCCTCTCACCAAAGAGTACGAGACATGCAGACAACACAGCACAACCCCACCCGCTGCCCGGTCTATCTGCACCCGGCAGCTTGCACCAGCCCGAAGGCCGTTGAAGCTATCCAGAATCGCACTGGGCTGCTGGTAATCGTCAACACTGGCCGCACCGCACCCACCCTCCCCGCTCGCTCTGTTTCGGCAGATGACGCGGGTCCATGGGGAGGTGATGCAGCATGAAGCCAATCCTTATTGGCCTCACTGGCCGAGCTCGCGCTGGCAAATCCACAGCAGCTGACCATCTGGTACGCAACCATATGCTTGAGCATTACGCTTTCGCGGATCCGTTGCGCACCGGCCTGATGGAAATATTTAACTTGGACGCCGACGATTTCGAGGGCGATTCCAAGGAACAGCCGATCGACTGGCTTGGCAAATCACCACGCGCCCTGATGCAGTCCATGGGCACCGAGTGGGCTCGCCAGACCGTGCACCCGGACATCTGGGTAAAAATCGCAGAACAGAACCTGAACTATATGGAAAACGCCCTCACCGATGTGATTGGGTTCGTGGTCAGCGATGTGCGTTTTGAGAACGAAGCGACATTCATCCGACGCCGCGGCGGCACGATCATTCACATCCATCGGCCGGACGCACCAGCAGTTAACCCGCACATCAGTGAAGCCGGCATCCAGCGCCGGCCCGAAGACCTGACCGTCTACAACACGGGCACTCGCGAAGCCCTGCGGCTTCAGATCGACGAATGCGTTCACTTTGTTCGCACCGGCGCCGTACGGCCCGCGATGTGAGGTTACCGCCATGAATCGCACCCTCGATCAAACTGCTGCCGTTCTCGGCCTTAAACCCCGCGTGTTCCGCGCCAAGCTCCGCGACCTGCGGATCCTGAACAGCTCCGGCGATCTTGCGAGCCATCACCGTGACGGCGGCAACTTGTTTTCCGACCCGCGCACCGTGCTCGTGGGAAAGTCCAAGTGCCCCAAGCATTACGCCGTGGTGATGGTGACTGAGACCGGAGTGCAGTACCTGGCGAAAAAGCTGGGAATCACAATCACACACAAGGACGCCGCAGCATGAAGCCCAACGCCATCAACTCCGCTGTAGGCGCCTTGAAGCTGGTGCCGATGCTCCTCAACCACCCGACGGTGATCAGTCGCGCCACGCTCATCGGCGCCTCTGCCGAAGCTGTCGAGCTGCTGGAGGCCTTGCCCTGTGTCTCTGTTGAACTGGCTGAAGTGTTCCGCTGCGTAGATGCAGTGATCGGCGACGGCCAGGTCGCCTACGTGACCCCTGTCAACTGCCCGGAGTACCCCTACGGCGCCGTCGTTGCGGACGCCAAGGGCAACGTACTGGCCGCAGCCAAGGGCAAGAGCAAAGAAGGCCTCGCCGAACTGATCCGCCTCAAGCTGGTGCCCCAAATGGAGGGGCACGGGGGAGGAAGCGCGTGAGTACAACCCTGGAACAACTCAGGCGCCAATTCGCCACGCCATGCCCGAGCCTGACCGCCGTGCGTGAGCAGTACTTCGCGCACATCCGTACCGACCGCTATCTGCTGAGTGAAATCAAGGCCGGCAGGATCAAGTTGGTGGTCAAGCGCCTGCACTGCTCGGCCCGCGCCAAGCCTGTTGTTTACCTGCACGACCTGGCCGCCTACCTCGACGCGCAAGCAACGAAGCAAGCGGCCTGATTCAACCGGTCCCCCTGCCGTCCAGGGGCAATAGCAACCAGCCCAATGAGGCACAGCACATGAGCAAAGCACGCCCTTTCGTAGACACCCTTCGGGACATCGAGGCCGGCGGCCTGCTGGACGAACTCACCGAGACCCAGCACAGCCTGATCGACGCCATTCGCCTGACCGGCAAAGGCGGCGAACTGACCATCAAGCTCACCTACAAGCCTGACGGTGGCGGCCAGATGACCGTGAAGGCAGACGTCAAATCCAAAGAGCCCGTTCTATCGCGCGGCACCTCACTGTTCTTCCTCACACCGGAAGGCAACATCACCCGCCGCGATCCACGGCAACAAGAGATCCCACTGCGCAGCGTGGGCGAGGATCTGCCGCCTGAAACCATGAGACAGGTCAGCCAGTAGTACCCGTTTCACAAACCTCTCACCGAGTTTTCAACCCCTGGAGCACATCCAATGCAACAAGCCATACAGCACCTGACCGCCCTCGCCCAAGCCCTCGGCAAACCGATTAACCATGAAGGTCTGGCCGCGCCCATTGCGTTGGTACCGGACGGGATCACGCTGAAGAGCCTGGAACACCTGCTGCCCGCGCCAACCCGCATCCAGCAGAAGCTGACCGTGCTCGACGCCGAATCGTTCATCAGCTACGTCAACCGCTTTGCAACCCCTGCGACGGCCGTGTTCTGCAATGGTCCTGAGGGCCGCACTTTTTCGGCGGTCATCGATTACCACGACCCAGCCGCCCCGGCTTGGCGCGACCACGTAGCGACCTACCGCTGCCCAACCACTGTTGAGTGGGGCAACTGGAAAACCAGCGACCGCAAGCGGATGGACCAAGCCAGCTTCGCCGAATTCATCGAAGACAACGTCAAGGACATCACCCATCACCCCGAGAACGACAACACGCCCAGCCCTGCCGACATGCTGGAGATCAGCCGCACCCTGGAGGCGAAGAGGAACATCACGTTCCGCCAGGGCACTCGCCTCGACAACGGCCAGGTGCAACTGACCTACAACGAAGAAATCGACGGGCGCGCCGGCGAGGCCGGGCAGTTGCGTATCCCAGAAGAGTTTTACATTGCGCTCAAGCCTTTCCTCGGCGGTGAAACGTTCTGCGTGCCGGCCCGATTCCGCTACCGCATCCAAGAAGGCCGCCTGCAAATGTGGTTCGAACTGGTGCGCCCGGACAAGGTGCTGGAAGAAGCCTACAACGCAGTGCGCAACAAGATCCTGGACGCCATCAACGACGTGCCGCTTTACGAAGCCACGTTCTAACTAACTCCCTGCAACACCCCGCCGCCGACCTCTCACCAAAGAATCCCGGCGGCGGGCTCTAACCGAGGCATACAGCACATGCACGCACAAAACGCGACCATCTTCATAGGTATGGCTTTCGGCTTGATCCTTCTGGGGTACTACATCCGCAAGCTCATCCTCCAGGCGCTGGCACGCAGTTACAACGCCGGCTTAACCGAGCGCAACGGCCTGCACAGCCAGCGCATTGCCGCGCTTCACGCCGATCTCGCTACCATCACCAAGCTTCGCAATCAGGAAGCCCAGCTACTGGCAGACCTACGCCTGCAAATGCATGGCATCAAGACCACCCCGTTCACCTCAACCGACTACCGGGATCTAACCGAAATCACCCAGTTCCTGGCGCTAGCACTCCAAACCTGGAAGGCGTTGAAGGGAACCGAAGCCAGCCAGGCGAGAGCAGAACAACTGATCAAGATAGCCCGCGCCATGGCGTATCGAGTTTTTCACGTTGTGGAGACGGCTGGCAGCCTCAACAACCAGCCGCTGGATACACAGCTGATCGAATGGCTCGACCAATGCGGCACCTTCCATGCTGAGCCCAAGTCGAGCTCAATCAGTTTCCCCCACGACGCCGAAACCGAGGGATATCCGCATTTACGTGAAGCGTTGCGTGAAGCCTACGAACTGGATCTCCGCCGACGTACGCTGGGTCTGCCTGCCGCTGGAGCTGCCGCATGACTGCCTTCCAAACGCAGCTATCGGCCGACTGCGCAGGCGCCACGAATTTGCGCCTACGGGAATCCCGCCGAAGGTCGAAAGCCGAAAGCAAAATCTTCAACCCCACCCCAATCACCAGCGCGGTAAACACCCAATTCGGCTTGAATCTGACAGGCGGGATTCGCGTTGATCTATTCGCTGGCGGCGGCGGCGCAACGATGGGGCAGGAGATCGCTACCGGTCTGCCAGTAGACATCGCGATCAACCACGACCCTGACGCCATCAGTATGCACAAGCGCAATCACCCAAGCGCCGAGCACTACATCACCGACGTCTACGAAGTTTGTCCTCATGCCGCCACGCGAGGCCGGCCAGTACTGCATCTGCATGCCAGCCCTGAATGCACCCATCACAGTTTGGCGGCTGGCGGTCAACCACGCAGCACAACCAGCCGTTCTTTGTCATGGGTGATCATCAAATGGGCCGGCCAGGTTCGCCCGCTGATGATCACCATGGAGAACGTGATGCAGGTGCTCCAGTGGGGGCCGCTCATCGCCAAGCGCGACCCAAAAACCGGGCGTGTAATCTGTCGAGACCTTCGCGTCGCGGATGTCGGGGAGCGCGTCCCCGTGCAGGACCAATACCTGGTCCCCGACCCGAAACGCAAAGGCCAGACATGGCGCAGGTTCGAGTCGATTTTGCGCGGTATGGGCTACGACCTTCGCCACGGGAAATTGAAAGCGAGCGACTTCGGCGCCGGCACACTCCGCGAACGCCTGTATCTGGTCGCACGGTGCGACGGCAAGCCCCTCCAATGGCCCGAACCCTCCCACGCCAAAGCGCCGGGAAAGGGGCAGAAACCGCAGCTCACCGCTGCCAGCAGCATCGATTGGTCCATCCCCTGCCCGAGCATCTTCTTGGACAAGGAAGAAGGCCGCGCCGCCGGCGTGCGGCGTCCACTGGTCAACAAGACAATGGAACGGCTCCGGAAAGGTGCGCAGCGTTACGTCATCGATCACGCGGACCCGTTCATCGTCAGCGTCAACCACTCCGGCAGCGACGACTCACGAGTTCACTCTGTTCACCAGCCAACGAAAACCATAACGGGCTCACACGGGTTCGCGCTGGTGACGCCGCAGTTGGCGCCATTTATCACAGAGCACGCAAACAGCAGCGTCCAGCGCAACATGGCCGGAGATTCGCCTCTCTCGACCATATGCGCGAACGTCAAGGGTGGGCACTTTGCACTGACCGTGGCTTACCTGGCCCAACAGAACGGCGGTTTCAACACCACACCCGGACACCACCCAGCCGAGCCCATGACCGCGATCACCACAACCGGCAGCCAACAAAACGTCGTTACCGCTCATCTTTGCACGCTCCGCAAAAACTGCGTGGGACAGCCAATGGATGGCCTAGTGCCGACCATCACGGCAGGCGCCGAGCACCACGCCCTGGTCGAGTACACCCTCGCGCCTGAGTATCAAGCGGGCGCCTTGCGTGTGGCGGCATTTCTCATGGGCTACTACGGCACCGACAACATCTATGACCTGCGTACCCCCGCGGCCACCATCACGACGCGGGACCGCCTGGCGCTGGTGACCGTAACCGTAAAAGGCACCCCGTACGTGATCGTCGACATCGGTATGCGCATGCTCACCCCGCGCGAGCTGTACCGCGCCCAAGGCTTTCCCGATAACTACGTCATCGATACAGGCCACGACGGACGCAAGTTCAGTAAGCGCGCCCAGGTGCGAATGGTCGGCAACTCGGTTTCCCCGCAACCGATGGCAGCACTCATCCGGGCCAACATGGACGAGACCAGCGCTGAAAGGAGGGCAGCATGATCAGATCGAGCGAAGCGGCAATCACCCCAATCGGAGCCCATACGATGGAATTCCTCAGTGAAACCCTGACTGATGACGAGCTGGCGGCCATCACCGGCTATAAAACGCCATCCTGCCAGCGACAGTGGCTCACGCGTAACGCCTGGCAGTTCGTGCTGACGGGTGCCCAGCGCCCCGTCGTCGGACGCGTATACGCCCGCCTCAAGCTGGCCGGAGTCAAACCCACTGCTACCAATGCCGTGGCCGAAACCTGGACCCTCGATCTATCGCGTGTGGGATAGCAATGCGCCCGAGAAAAACTGCAAACCGGGACCTGCCGCCCCGGATGATCCGCCGCGAGCGGAAACGAAAAAGCGGCAACGTTTGGGTCAGCTACTACTACGATGGCAGGACCGCCGACGGGAAGCGGAAAGAGATTCCGCTGGGCAACGACCTGGACGATGCAAAAGCCGAGTGGGCTCGCCTTGATCGCAAAGCGGTCCCGAAGCCGTCGCACCTAATGGGCAGCGTATTTGATAGGTACGAATCGCAGGTCATGCCAGGGCTGAAAAAAGGCACCCAAGACGATTACCAAAAGGGACTGAAACAGTTGCGCAAGTCTTTCGAGCTGGCGCCCATGGACGCGATGACGCCCCAGGTGATCGCTCAATACCGCGACACCAGGTCAGCCAAGGTCAGGGCGAACCGGGAAATAGCCCTACTGTCCACGATCTTCACCCATGCCAGGGAATGGGGCCTGACTGACAAGGCCAACCCATGCTCACGGCTGCGGCGAAACAAGGAGACGCCGCGTGACTTCTACGCCGGGAACATTGTGTGGGATGCCGTGTACGCCGAAGCCCCCGCGGAGTTGAAAGATGCGATGGATTTAGCCTACCTCACAGGCCAGCGCCCGGCTGACGTACTGAAAGCCTCCGCTGCCGACATTAACAACGGGTTCTTGTTGGTCGGCCAAGGCAAGACCCAGAAGCGTTTGCGCATCCGGCTTCACAACGGCACCGCCGCTTCCAACCTCAGCACCTTCCTCGACGGGCTGCTCGACCGCAAAACAATGGCAGGAATTCGAACGTCCAACCTTATAACCAACAAAGATGGGTTGCGTATGAGCCATGCCATGTTGCGTAACCGGTGGGATGAAGCCAGGGAAAAAGCAGCAATGAAGGCGGCCACTGACGGCGACACCACACTCGCCGCAACTATTCGTCAGTTCCAATTCAGGGACATTCGCCCGAAAGCGGCAAGTGAAATCGAAGACCTCACCGACGCCAGTCGGCTGCTCGGGCACTCAAAAGAGGAAACAACAAAGCGAATCTACCGCCGCGTTGGGGAAATTGTGAAACCAACTAAGTAGCATATAAAAGGGGCTCACGCCCCCCGCACACGCCAAACTTGCTTAACATCATTTATTCTTAATTATCTCGATAAGCTCTTCGATGGACATAGACTTCCGAGACTCATAGATAGCTTTTAAAAGCCAAATAAAACAACCCACTGCAAATATAAAAAACCCCACTTGAAGCTGATCAGCTTTAACCCCAAGAAAATCTTTAAAGGACGACGTGAAAAACACAACAACAGCACTAGCAAACAGGCTAAGCGGCACATGCCAGGCATTCCTCTTAGCCAAGCAATGTAGGTGCCCCATCAGCGCGAGTTTCAGCTTATCTGAGGTAATATGAATAACCTCTTGTGACGTGTTGTTATGTATCTGATCAACATTAACAACTGTCGGATAGGCGTTTCGTCGTGCACCGCGAGGCGGCACTCCATTTCTTAAAACTTCTTCTGGCGGCATAGTCAT